TGACAAGGCCGCCGCCGAGGCCTTTGTCAAGCTGCGCATCAACGAGCTGATCCGCTCGGTCCCGGTGCTGCGCAATGCGCTGCTGCCGGACAGCAGTGCCGACAATATGCACCTGAAGCTGTTCAAAGGCATGTATGTCGGCGCGGCCTGGCCGGTAAAGTCGCAGCTGCGCCAGCGGCCTTACTGCAATGTCTGGGCCGACGATTTCGATGCCATGCCCGAAGATATCGAGGGTGAAGGCGGGTTGATCGGCCTGTTGAAGGGGCGTCAGACCACCTTCGAGGGGCGCGAGACCATGCTGGTCTCCTCCAGCCCCGCGCTCGAAGGTGGCGGGATCGAGGCCTTCGTCGAGAGTGGCACCGACGAGCGGCTGCATCCGCGCTGCCCCAGCTGCGGTGAGCGCTGGGAAATCGACATCCGCCGCGACCTGCATTTCGACCGCAAGGTCGATGGGCGCCCAGCGACGCCCGACGAGGCGGCAGCCAGCGCCCATGTGGTGTGCGGCGCCAACGGCTGCATTCTCGACGCGGATGCACGGTTCGAGCTGCTTCGCAGCTGCGCGGAGCTGCCACATCGCGGCTTCGTGCCCCACAATCGCGGCGCGAGCAAATACCGACGCACGTTCCGGCGCGATGGGTTGATGGCCATGACCAGCTGGACCAAGCTGGCGCGTGACCTGCGGGAGGCCGAGATTGCCTGGGAAGACCGGCAGGATGAAAGCCTGCTGCGCAGCTTCTACAACGTCAAGGGCGGGAAGAACTACCGCTCGCAGCTTTCGGGCGAGCGCCCGATCGAGGCGAAGGATCTGCTGCGTCGGCGCGAGCCGGGCTGGCGGGTCGGCACCGTGCCGCGCGGGCCGAAGGTGCTGCTGGCGGTGGTCGACGTGCAGCACGACCGCTTCGAGGTGGCGATCCTCGGCTTTGCCGCGGGGCGCGAGACCTGGCTGGTCGACCGCTTCGCGATCACGGTGCTCGACGACGGGATCACCGGGGTGCAGCCCTTTGTGCACAAGGAGCACTGGAAGGCGCTGCTGCCGCTGTTCGACCGCAAGGTGCCGATGGTCGAAGGGGCGCAGGTCAATATCGACCGCGGCGAGATTATCGATCCCGGACGGATCGTCGGCCATGCGCCGATCCTTGGCGTGGCGGTGGACACGGGCGGTTCGGACAAGGCGGGCGACCAGGCAACCGAAGGGGCCAAGTTCTTTTTCGCCGCGGCGCAGGCGCTGGGGGTGCACGAGCGGCGGATCACGCTGCTCAAGGGCGGATCGAAGCCGACCGCGCCGCTGATGCCGGCCGGACAGTTTGCCGACCAGAAGATCAGGGGCGGCGCGCGGCGGCGCTCGGCCCGGTTGTGGATCCCGAACGTCCACCGGATCAAGAACATCATCGATGCCCGGTTGCGCCGGACGCAGCCGGGACCGGGTTACATCCACCTGCCCGGCGATCTCGGCCTCGAATATATCGAGGAGATCGCCGCCGAGGAGCTGGTGGACGGCAAGTGGAAGAAGCGGCGGGCGCGCAACGAGACCTGGGATCACCTGGTTTATGGTGAGGCGACGCTGCTGCGGCCGGGCTATGCCCAGAGCCGTGTGGATATGCGCTGGGTGTGGCGCGGGTTTTCGATCGTCTGGCCGAAGGCGGCCGGTGCTCCGAAGTCTCCGCCTTTGCCCGCAGTGATCGAGACCAAACAAGAGAGTGCCCCACCCTCGCCCCCTGCCCGCGCACCGCGCCGCCGCAAGGCACCGGTGCGCAGAGGTAAAGGCTGGATGGGTCGCCTCAGCTAGGATACACCATGACCCTGATCCGGATGCCCGCGCAGATGATCGCGGGCGATGCCCTGCGTCTGGCGGTCCCGTCCGGGGACTATCCGGCGGCGCAGGGCTGGACAGTGGCGCTGACGCTCCAGGCGCTGGCCGGGGGTGCGCCGGTCAACCTTGCCGCGACCGAGAACGACGGCAATTGGGAGCTGGTGGTCAGTTCGACCCTGTCGGCCGGGCTTGCGCCGGGGCCGTATCGTTATCTGATCGCTGCGACCAAGGACGCGAACCGATCGACGATCGCGCACGGGCAGATCGAGGTGCTGCCCGATCCGGCCAAGCCCGCGCAGGACCAGCGCAGCGCTGCGCGCCGGGCGCTCGATGCGATCGATGCGGTGCTGGAAAACCGCGCCAGCTCGGAAGACTTGAAGTTCACCTTTGCCGACGGCCGGGCGCTGGACAAGATCCCGCACGCCGATCTGCTGGCGCTGCGCCAGCACTACGCCAGGATCGTCGCGCGCGAGACCGCCAAGGGGCGCGGGCCCAGACGCGTGCTGGTGAGGATCTGAGATGAAGATCCTCGGCTTCCAGATTGGCCGGGCGAGGGCCGATGACAAGATCGAGCCGGTGCCCGAGCTGCCCCGGTTCATGCGGCTGCCCCGGCACGCGCTGCCTCGCCAGCGTCTGGCGCGCAGTTTCGAGGTGGGCCGGACCGATCGGCTGACCAGCAGCTGGACGACCAGCGACCAGAACGTCAACCAGTCGCTTTATCGCGACCTGCGCAAGATGCGCGCGCGCAGCCGGGACTTCTTCCGGAACAACGAGCACGGCCGCAAGTTCGCCAGCCTGGTCAGGAACAACGTGGTTGGCCCGGCCGGCTTCACGCTCAAGGTCGATGCCCGGCGCAGCGATGGCAGCCGCGACGAGCAGGACAGTGCGCGGCTGCAGGTTGCCTATCAGCGCTGGACGCGGATCGGCCAGTTCGATGTCACCGGTCGGCTGAGCGAGAACCTGTTCGACGCGCTGGCGATCACCATGGTGGCGCGCGACGGCGAGGTGCTGATCCGCAAGGTGGCCGGCAGCGATCGCGGCATTCACGGCTGCCAGTTGCAGCTCCTGCCGGGTGATCTGCTCGACGAGGAGCACAACCGCGATCTCCCAGGCGGGCGCCGCATCCGCATGGGGGTGGAGTTTGACGCCTTCATGAAGCCGGTGGCCTACCACCTGCGCAAGGAAACCCGGAGCGGCGACATCTACGGGCACCTGGGGCGCGATTACGAGCGCATCCCGGCCGAGGAGATCATTCATCTCTTCGTGCCCGAGGAAATCAACCAGTGGCGCGGCGTGCCCTGGGCCTATGCCGCGCTGCGCAGCGCCAAGATGCTCGACCAGTATCAGGAGGCAGCGCAAGTTGCGGCCAATGTCGGCGCGGCGAAGATGGGCTTCTTCCAGCAGCGAGACCCCGAGGCCGGTGCGCCAATGCGGATCGACGAGGAAGCGGACGGCGAGCCGCTCGATCAGGGGCAGGAATTCATCAGCGAGGCCGCGCCCGGGCAGTTTGATGTGATCCCCGACGGCTACGAGCTGGCCGAATGGGATCCGGACTATCCGCACGCGAACTACGATGCCTTCGTCAAGGCCATCAGCCGGACGATCGCGACCGGGTGCCTGGTGAGCTATCACGGGCTGACCGGAGACCTCACGCAGGTCAACTTCTCCTCGATCCGGGCGGGCACGCTCGAGGAGCGGGAGATGTGGAAGCAGCTGCAGGGCTGGTATATCGAGACGGTCAAACGGCCGGTCTACGAATGGTGGCTGTCGCGCGCGCTGATCAGCGATCCCGATCTGCGCCGCCTGCCCTACAGCCAGTTCGACAAGTTCAACGCGCCGATGTTCTTCGGGCGGCGCTGGGAATGGGTCGATCCCAAGAGCGACATCGCCGCGCTGCGCGAGGCGGTGGCGCTCGGCATCAAGAGCCGGGCGGAGATCATCCGCGAACGCGGGCGCGATCCGGACGAGGTCTGGGCCGAGCTCGATGCCGAGGAGGGACGCGGCTTTGCCGCCCCGCGACCCGGTGGCCAGCCAGCGCCGGTGCGCCCGGCAGACGATCAGGAGTGAGAATGATGAAGACGCTTGTTCCCGCTGCCGGCGCTCCGGCGGCGCCGGGCCTGCTTGTCCGCGACGGCGGAACTTTGCGGCCCCGGCAGCTCACGCGCGAACTCGCCTTCGAGGTGCGCGCGGAGACGATTAACCAGGAGGCTCGCACGATCGAGCTGAGCTTCTCCTCGGAAGAGCCCTACCAGCGCTGGTGGGGCATCGAAATCCTGGATCACAAGGCTTCCTCGGTCAGGCTTGGCCGCCTGAACTCGGGCGCAGCCTTGCTGGTGGACCACAACACCCGCGACCAGGTGGGGGTTGTGGAGCGCGCCTGGCTCAAGGGCGCAAAGGCCTACGCGGTTGTCCGGTTTGGTCGATCGGCGCGTGCGGAAGAGGTCTTTCAGGATGTCAGGGACGGCATCCGCAAGCTGGTGAGCGTTGGTTACCGCATCCACGAACTGGTGCTCGAAAAGGCCAGGGACGGGGTGGAAACCTATCGTGTCACCGATTGGGAACCCTATGAAATCAGCCTCGTGGCCGTGCCTGCCGATCCGTCGGTGGGGGTCGGGCGCGATGGCGAACCTGCGGGGTTCGACCCGCGCACTCTTCTCAAGACCGAAAGGGAAAATGACATGTCCGCTACCCCAAATGCCGGGGCTGCCGCCCCCGCTTCCGCTCTCGCCGCCACCCCGGCGCCGGTCACCGAAACCCGCGCCGAAGCTCAGGCGGCGGTCGCCCCCGCGCCGGTCGGGCCCAATGCCGAGGAAGTCCGCCGCGCCGAGCGCAACCGCATCGCCAATATCCGGGCGATGGGCGAGCGTCTCAACTGCCGCGAACTGGCCGAGGCGGCGATCGCCGATGGTCGCAGCATCGACCAGTTCATCGCCGATTATCAGCGCGTCGTCGGTCCGGCCTCGGCAATCCGCACCCCGGAAAGCCCCGAGGTGGGCCTGACGCAGCGCGAGGCGCGCAGTTTCAGCTTCATCCGGCTGCTCAACGCGCTCGCCAACCCGAACGATGCCGCCGCGCGCGAGGCGGCGGCCTTCGAGCTCGAGGCCTCGGCCGCCGCGCGCTCGCGCTCGGGGCGGGACCATCGCGGCGATGCGACCATCCCGGTCGACGTGATCCGCTCGGCACTGGTCGAGGGCCAGCGCGATCTCACCGTCGGCACCGCGGCGGACGGCGGCAACACGGTTGCCACCAATCTGCTCGCCTCCTCGTTCATCGATCTGCTGCGCAACCAGCTGGCGCTCAACCAGATGGGCATCCGGATGATGAGCGATCTCACCGGCAATCTTGCGATCCCGCGCCAGACCGGCGGGGCGACGGCCTACTGGGTGGCGGAAAACGCCGCGCCGACCGAAAGCCAACAGAGTTTCGGCCAGGTGCCGCTCACCCCGAAGACGGTCGCCGCCTTCACCGACATCAGCCGCCGCCTGCTGCTGCAGAGCTCGATCGATGTCGAGGCCTTCGTGCGGATGGACCTTGCCATGGTGCTGGCGCTGGCGATCGATGCGGCCGGGATCACCGGCACCGGCACCAGCAACCAGCCCCGCGGGATCCTCAACACCGCGGGCATCGGCTCGGTGGTGGGCGGCACCAACGGCGCGGCGCTGACCTTCAACCACATCGTCGACCTGGAAACCCAGGTGGCGGTGGCCAATGCCGACATCAACGCGCTGGGCTATCTGGTCAATGCCCGCACCCGCGGACACTGCAAGAAGACGGTCAAGTTCGGCTCGGGCACCGAAATGCCGATCTGGGATGGCGGGGCCGAGCCGCTCAACGGCTACCGCGTCGGGGTGTCGAACCAGGTGCCCTCGAACCTCACCAAGGGCACCAGCTCGAACTGCTCGGCGGTGATCTTCGGCAACTGGTCCGATCTGATCCTCGCGATGTGGAGCGGGCTCGATCTGATGGTCAACCCCTACACCGGCGCGGATGCGGGCACGGTGCGCATCCACGCCTTCCAGGACGTCGACTTCGCGGTGCGCAACGCCGCGAGCTTTGCGGCGATGGTCGACGCGCTGACCCCGGCGGCCTGATCGCCCGGGTGAGCATCCGGGGGCGGCGGCACGCAACGCCGTCCCCGGACCTGCGGCCTGCCCCGCTCTCTCTCCTCTCACCCCCTCCCGCGCCCGGGGGGCGGGGCAGACCCCAGGCAATGTTTCCGAAAGCTGACAAGGAAGCCGATCATGACCACCAAGAAAAAGGCAGCGGTCGATCCGCTGGTCGCCGCCGAGACCATCCTGATCGAAGGCAAGGCCTTCGTCCGCGGCGAGGCCATCACCGGCGTGTCGCAAGAGCAGATCGCCATCGCCGCCGCGCAGCGCCGGGTGATCCGCAAGAGCGCCTTTGATGCGCTGGGCGTGCCTGCGCCCGAGCTTGTTCCCGCCGCGCCGGAAGGCGAGCAAGGCGAGGAGGCGGGCGCATGAAGGCGATCGTGCTGCACACCGCGGTTGCCGACAATGGCGGCAGGCGGCGCGAGGCGGGCGAGCGCCTCGCGCTGGGCGAAGGCCCGGCCGAGATCGACCCCGACCGCGCCGAGGCGCTGGTGGCGGCCGGTTCGGCGCGCGATGCCAGCCCGGGGCAAAGGCCTGCGAAGAAGGCGGAGTGAGGCGGCCATGACCGATCTTCCCGGCGGCGAGGCCGCGGCCCGCGCCATCCACCAGGCGATGGCCCAACCGGTGCGCTACACCGGCGCCGGGGTGGTCTCGAAGTCGATCATGGCGATCCGCACGCACGGCGCGGCCGGCTTCATGATGGAGGATGACAGCGCGCGCCAGCTTGCCTTCGAGATCCGCAAGGAAGACCTCGCCGGCACGCCGCGCGAGGGTGACATCCTGATCGAGCGCAACGGCGCGGGGCCGATCTGGACCGTGATCGAATGCACCGATCTCGATGAGGTCGATGCCTTCCGGGTGCTCGTCAAGGCGGCATGAGCGCGATCCGCGAGCAGATCTTCGCCGCGATCGAGGCGCGTCTGGCGGCGATCACCAGCCCGGCGGTGGCCGAGGTGCGGCGGATGCCGGGCGGCGATCCGACGCGGCTGCCGGCGCTGTTCATCTTCGACCAGGGCGATCGCAGCGCCGAGGACGAGGAGGAGACCGACACCATGGCCTTCGTGATGTCGGTCGGCATCGACGGCTTTGTCGCGGGGGACGCGCCGCACAGCGCCGCCAATGCGCTTTATGCGGCGGTGATCGAGGCGCTCTTCCCCCAGCCCGTGCTCGGCGGCCTCGCCACCGCAATCCGCATCGAGCGGCTGAGCATGGCGGTGGCCGAGCGCGCCAAGGATCACCGGCTCGGCTTCGGGCTCGAGCTCAACATCCACTACCACACGCGGTTCGGTGAGCCGCAGCAGCCTGCCTGAGGAGCAATGCAATGACCAGAATTCGCCACGGCAATGTTGCCATGCGGTTCAAGCTCGAGACCACCGAGGGTGTCGATGCGACGCCGGATGCCACCAACGCCTTCCCCTTCGAGGTTGACAGCGTCGAATACAACAGCCCCTACCGCGCCGAGGCCTCGCAGGAAGCCAACGGCTCGCTCGCGGCCGCGGCGGCGCTGATCGTCGGCCAGCCCGCCGAGATCAGCTTCCGGGTGCGGATCAAGGGGGCCGGCCCGGGCACAACCTATTCGGCGAGCGTGCGCCCGCCGCACCACGATCTGCTGCAGGCCTGCGGGTGGCGCGGGTTCTTCTCGGACGCGGTCGCGGCAACCGCGATCACCGCGGGCACCGTCAATTCGGCGACGCTGGCCGCGCCCTTTGCCGCCACCGCGCAGCTCTATCGCGGGATGCCGCTGCAGCTTGCCGGCGGCAATTCAGGCGGCCGCCTGGTGCACGTTTCCGATTATACCGCCGGCCGCGTGGCGACACTGACCGATGCCTTCGGCGCGGCGCTCAACACCTCGGTCACGGCGGCGCTGCCGGCCAACTGGACCTACGCGCCCACCAGCCCGGCCGATGCCACCGCGCGCGCCACCGATCACCCCTCGGGCACGCTCTACCTCTACGAAGAGGGGGT